AGTAATGGGCGCTAACATGGCGCCTGGCGGAATGGGTGGCCCAATTGTCTGATTTGGCTTCACAGATTGCCGCAGGGAATGATGCCCTGCGGTTGATGAATGACCCGACGCTGAAGGCAGCGGTGGAAGTGGTTGAAAAGGATTTGTTTGAACAGTGGCGTAACGCCAAGTTTGAAGCAGATCAGAAGTATATCCATGCCACAATGCGTGGTTTGCATGAGTTTTTGCGGGCGCTTCAAGCCGCTATTGATAGTGGAAAAGTGGCCGCGTCACTCGCTGAGAAGCGATATTAGAAAAGGAAGATTTGATGTCTGTAACATCCGGCACCCCCGCTGAAGGCGGGATCGGAATCCACCAGGCACAAGATGCCATAGCCGATATTCTGGCCACCGATGAAGGTGACATCCAGGACGGTGAGGCGCAGCAGCCCGAGGCGCAAGCCGAAGGCACCGAGACAGAGGAAGCGGTGCAATCCGAAGATACTGTTGAGGAAACCGATGAAAGTGAGGATAGCGACCAGCAAGAAGAGCAACCTCAAGAAAGGCTTCCTGAGTCCATTAAGGTTAAAGTTAATGGCGAAGAAGTCGAGGTCACGCTTGACGAGTTGGCCCGTGGTTATTCGCGGCAGTCGGACTATAGCCGGAAGACACAGCAACTAGCGGAAGAGCGCAAGGCGTTCCATGCAGAGGCTGAAGCCATCCGGCAAGAGCGGGCGCAGTATGCGACGCTTTTGGGCGCGTTACAGCAGCAGTTGCAGGCGCAACAACAACTGGATCAACAACCTGATTGGGACCGTCTTTATGATGAAGACCCCATTCAGGCGACCAAGTTAGAGCGTCAGTGGCGGAAGGCTCAAGAGGAACGCCATGCTAAGTTGACGGCTATTCAGGCCGAGCAACAAAGGATTGGTCAGGCTTTTGAGCAACAAACCACCGAGCAAATGAAGGCTTTGCTTATTCAACAAGCACAGCGGCTTCCTGAAATCATTCCTGAATGGAAAGATGAGAAGGTGGCCACTGAAGGCAAAAAGCAGTTGCGTAGTTGGCTTGCGGATCAGGGATTGAGTGACGTTGAAATCAATTCTTTGAGCAAAGCCGAGCATGTGGCGATTTTGCGTAAAGCCATGCTGTATGACATGGGGAACAGAAAGGCGCAGTCTTCAGTGAAGCCGCAGCCTGTGGCGACAAGGCCCGTTAAGCCGGGTTCCGCCGTAAATGTTCCTGGCACCAAGAGCGTTACAGATGTAACCCGTGCAAAGCAGCGTCTCGCTAAAACCGGGACTGTCAACGATGCCGCCAGCGTTTTGGCGGCGATGCTCTGAAAGGAAATAGGCTATGACTATCGTAACCAATACCTTCACGCGTTATGATGCCAAGGGCATCCGTGAAGACCTGGCGAATGTGATCTACAACATTTCGCCGGAAGAAACCCCGTTCCAGTCTAACACTGCCCGCGTGAACGTGAAGAACACGTTCTTTGAGTGGCAGACCGATAGCCTGGCGGCGGCTTCTACCACCAATGCGGCGCTTGAAGGCGATGATATTTCGTCCTTCGATGCCGTGACCCCCACCACTCGTCTGGGCAATTACACGCAGATCAGCCGCAAGACGGTTGTGATCTCCGGTACCCTGGAGAGCGTGGACAAGGCTGGTCGCCGTTCGGAACTCGCTTATCAGATGGCGAAGAACGGTGCAGAACTGAAGCGCGACATGGAAGCCACGTTGCTTGCCTCTAAGGCCGCCAACGCTGGTAACAACGCCACTGCGCGCCAGACTGCGGGCCTTCCCGCGTTCCTGCGCACCAACACCAACTATGGCTCTGGCGGTTCTGACCCCACCGTTTCTAACGGTGTTGTGAACGCCACCCGCGTTGATGGTACGCAGCGCACTTTCACGGAAACCATCCTGAAGGATGTCATTTCCAAGGTGTGGACGCAGGGCGGTACGCCGAAAATCCTGATGGTTGGCCCGTTCAACAAGCAGGCGGTTTCTGGCTTCGCTGGCATTGCCGAAATCCGTTACAATCAGGCGACCCCTCGCCCGACTGTGATTATCGGCGCTGCTGACGTTTATGTGTCTGACTTTGGTGCGGTGTCTGTAGTGCCTAACCGCTTCCAGCGTGAGCGTGATGCGTTCGTGCTTGATCCGGAATACGCGGCTACCGCCATTCTCCGCCCGATCCAGACGATGGACCTGGCGAAGACGGGCGATGCGGAAAAGCGCATGATGCTTTGCGAATATGGCCTCATGGTTCGCCAGCAGGCCGCGCACGGCATTGCTGCTGACTTGAACGCGTCGTAATTTGATAGGGGCTGGCGGGTAACTGCCAGCCCCACTTCATGGGTGAGGCATGACTGAGAAGATTTTCGATATTGACCCGCTAACTGGGATCAAGTCGGTTTGGCATTATGATGATGCCACGGATACGGCTTTCATTGAGAAGCGCCAGGACGTTACCGCTATTGTGGAGGCAAACAAGGCGGAGATGAATAGCGACCATGGGCGTTATGGCGAGTGGAACAAGGTGGCGACCATCCCGCTTAGCGTTTACTATGATTTAAAGATGAAGGGCATCGCGGATGATCCGGTTGCCTTTAAGAAGTGGTTGAATGATCCGGACAATATGTATTTCCGCACCAGGCCGGGGCGCGTTTGATGCGGAATACGATTTCAGTCTGTGTCCCTTGCCGGGATGTTGTGGATAGCGGGTTTGCCTTTGATCTTGCCCGCTGTGTGGCGGCCCATACGGCTTCCACCAATGACCGGGTTTTATTGTTCCAGAACCAGGGGACGTTGATTGTAAACCAGCGCCAGGAACTGGCGCAGGCATCTTTGGATGCGGGGGCTACGCATATCGTGTTTATTGACGCGGATATGCGGTTTCCGAAGGATGCGATCTTTAAGTTGCTGATGTCCGGCAAAGATATTATTGCCGCTAATTACTGCACAAGAAAGTTGCCTTTGCGGTCTGTGGCGTTTGCGGATGATGAAACCCAAGAGCGGGTATATTCCGGCCCGGATGATACAGGGATTCAGTCTGTAGCAGCGGTGGGTATGGGCCTTATGGCGATCAGGGCTGAAGTTTTCGAGAAGATGCCGAAGCCTTGGTTTCACATCCATTATCAAAATGGTGTATATAGTGGCGAAGACATTTGGTTTTGCCGGGGCGCGCGGGAAATGGGGTTTGAGGTATTTATAGACCACGATCTTAGCCAGGATGTGCGCCATTCGGGGGTGTTTGAGTTTTCCAATGCCCATGCGTTTGCAGCGAGGGATCAGTAGTTATGGCGATCACCAACTACAGCACGTTGCAGACAAGTATAGGCGACTGGCTTAATCGGTCTGATCTAACGTCTGTTATTCCTGACTTCATTACCATGGCGGAGGCGCAGTTCAACCGCGTGTTGCGCCACAGGAAGATGGTGGAGCGGGCGACGGCTACGCTGGACAGTGAATATAGCGCCATGCCTGGCGATTGGCTGGAAAGCATCCGGTATCAGTTGAACACCAACCCAATTACGGTGATGGAGTTTGTTTCACCAGATCAGGCAGCGGTGTTAAAGGGCGCTTATTCCACCAGTGGGAAGCCGATTTTCTACAGCCAGATTGGCCAGCAGTTTCAGGTTATCCCAGGGCCGGATAGCGGGTCTGCCTACACTGGCGAATTGACGTATTACGCAAAGATACCGGCTCTTTCCGCTGGTAATACGACTAATTGGCTGCTGACGGATTCGCCGGATATTTATTTGTATGGCTCTCTTTTACAGGCGGCGCCCTATTTGCAGGATGATAACCGCATTGCGGTATGGGGTGCCATTCATGCTAAATTGTTGGAAGATTTGAAGGTATCCGATGAGCGGAGCCGGATGGCGACAAGTTCACTGCGAATGAGGGCAAGGAGCCTAGGTTAATGACCACAAATGCTTTCACCAATTATCTTGAAAACAAGATAATGGCTTATGTGTTCAGTGGGACGGCTTTTTCTTCGCCGTCTGCTACGTTGTATCTTGGGTTGTTTACTTCTGCGCCAGGTGAAGGCGGTGGTGGTACGGAAGTTTCAGGTAATGGGTATGCCCGCAAGCAACTCACTTTGACCACAACCAATAATGCCAGCACCAACGGTTCCGCTATTGAGTTTGATGCTGCGACTGGTTCTTGGGGTACGATTACCTACGCTGCGATTTTCGATGCTTCAACATCTGGTAATATGTTG